GTGATCTTCCCGGAGGCGGGGATATTGAGGGCCCACTGGTTGATCATCGCGCCGAGCATGATCTGGAACTGAGCCGCGGCGAAGTCCATCTGCCCTTCCTCGATGTCGAAGAACTGGCGGAGGACTCCGGCCTTGAGGACCATGTGGTTCGTCTGGTAGGAATCGTTCGCCTTCGCGGATTCGGTGACGGCTCCCGGATTGGTGACAGAAAGGACGAGGGCCGAAACCGCCGTTACCTTGAACGTTCCGTTGTTTCCGCCATTCGTGCAGCCCGAGATAATTACGTAGTCACCGATCAGGACTCCATCCGCGACGAAAGAGCCAGCCGATCGCGTATAGGTCGCGGGGCTTCCGGTTGCTACGGCCAGGGTCGTGGCTCCGAGCTGGATGGGTAGGCCGTTCCATCGGTCGAACGTGGCGCCCGTCGCTAGGGTCTCGTTGGCGAGGGTGATGCCCGAGGTCGTCAGGGCATCGCCGAATGTCATGATGAGCGCGGTGAGGGCGGTGATCTTGAATACACCATTGTTCCCCGCGTTGACGAAGCCGGAAACGATGACGAAGTCTCCGACGGAGAAACCGTCCGTGATGAACGAGCCCGATGCCCTCGTATAAGTCCATGCGGCCGCAACGACCGTCACGGAGATCGCGGCCAGAATGTCCGGCTGCGCCCCCGTCGACGGAAGCCAACGCCCAAAGAGTGCGGCCTCCATGAGATCGTCGTGAGAGCCGAAGGACATTTCGGCGGCAAGATTGAGCTTCGACTGGTTGGCCCCGGCCGTCCCGAGGGGCGTCTCGCGGTCCTGACGAAGCTCGTCGGATACAAGCCAGGTCCGGGCAGGATCGATGTCGGGTCGTCCGGTAACGCGCAAGAGTCGCGCGCTCGGCGTAAGCGCGCTATATCCCCATACCGGCTCGCGAGCCAGAGAAAAACGCCGTCTCGTAACTTCGCTCATGATATCCCCCTAATTCGAAACGTCGGCCCAACCTTGGACCTTGACCGGCCATTGGACGAAGTCGGAATCCTGCTTATCGTTCCCGACATATGCCATCTCGCACATCACCGAAACGCCGTTGTAAGTCAGCCCCGTTCCGCGCCTGAAGCATGCGGCGACCCGCTCTGCCTCGGCGTTACCACCAGCACGCCCCGCCGGCCAGTACACGTCAATCTGGTAGACGAAGGGGATCCGGTTCTGTGCGGTATCCCCGATCGCGGCCGCGCGAGGTTGGCCCGGTAGGAAACTCGCTCGATACCAAACGGCGCCGTTCGCCGGCTTGAAGACCTGGAAATCACGCCAATCGACGGAGGCGGCCGGAATAGCTGCGCCTGGGCTCGCGGCGATGAGGCGCGCCGCGAGGGCCGAACGGATCTCCATCGCGCCGCTCACGATTGCATCACCCCAGCCGTGATGCCGTCGAACTCGGCCAGAGTTACGGCGACCATGCCCGAGGGAGCTTGCCCGGAATGACCATCCTCGAGGGCCTGGATATAGGGCAGGTTGTTCGTAAGGAAAACTGCGACCTCCCGCGGATTCCAGGCCATGACTTCATCGGCCGCGGCCTGGATCGTGGTGCCCCCTAACTTGTCGAAGTCTCCGGCGAGCTGGCCTTTGAGCCAGTCGTCACCCTGTGCGATGGCTTCGGCGGGAACGCCGATCGTGCACATCCAATTCCCGCGAGCTCGCCCGGTGTCTACTGGCGTCTTCATGATGACGCGCCGGAAGACCTCGAGGGCGATCATCCGCGTCGTGAGGTCGCACTTGTCGAGCGAGGCCCTGCAGAAGGCCTCGATATCGGAGGCGAACTTACCCACGGAGCTGAACCTCGTAATAGATGGCGATATCTCCTGGCTGGAGGGGCTGTACACCTTTCAAGGAAAACGTCGTGCCCTCCATGATGATCAAGTCGTCTAGCGAAGGTTTTGGTATGACGGTCATGAGGTCATCGGCGAGAGCTGCAAGCATGAGAAAACGGTCTATCGTCTCGACCTGCGTTCCCTGCGCAGCCCCGACCGCCCATTGTCGGAGGGCATGTCGGTCCTCTTCGAGAGCGTGAACCGGATAATCTTGCGTTACCGCCGGCGTAGTGATCGTCCGAGCGACCGGGTCGACTACTGCCGGCGTCGTGACCACGCGGAGGACGACAGCCTTGCCGGCATCGCGGAGGTCCTTCGCCGTGTCGAGGCGGTCGGGGGCATAGTTGGCGCTCATTGACCCTTCACCTTGATCTGCACGGTCCGCTCGTCGGTGACGCCGCGGCTCGTGGTAATCGTATTGACGAGGGAATAGGCAGTCCCATCCACGCCTCCCGAGAGCCAGACCGTCGCGAGATTCCCGATGATCGGCTTGAGCCCGATCGCAAGCTCGCCCGTCGGCGTCACGGCCCAATTGCTCGTCGCTAGGGTCTCTCCCGACGCAAGAAGCGCCGACCAGTCGAGAGCGTAGTCTTTGACCGCCTGCGGATCTTTGTCGGGCCACTTAAGTCCCATATTAGGCCTCCACCATGGCGACGCGATTCTCGGCCAAGACGACAGCCAGCCGCGCCGGCTCGACTATGGCGAGCGTGCGCGTCGGCTCCGCGACAACCAGCGTCCTTATCTCCATGCGACGCTCCTTGCCTCTTCGGTGACCATAGCGATATAAGCCTTGCTCGGCGGGGTCGCGATGTTGATGCTGAACGAAACAGCCTCGCCCGCGAGCGAAAAACCGCCCATTGTGAACGAGACGCGGGCGGCGGCCGCCATCGGCTGGCCGGACTGGGTGAAATTGCCGACGGCGAGCGGCGCTTTGACCGCAGGGGTGAGAACTTGGCCCGATTGGGCATAGCTTCCGAAGGCTAAAGGCGCGGCGGCCGCGGGGGCCAAGGCCTGGCCGAAGTCCGCGAAGAGACCTGAGGCCAGGGGTGCCACGAGGCCGGGCGTCAAGGCGGAACCCGACTCGGTAAAAGAACTCTGCGCGAGCGGGGCCGCAAGGCTAGGTGCCATCACTTGGCCCGAGAGGAAGAAGGAGCCAAAGGCGCAGGCTAGGGAGTAGAAGCTCCCCGGATTATAGGCGAACGTGGCGGCTTGCCCCGTCTCGACGAGGGCACCATAGATGAGAGGAATCGCCGTTCCGGGGATGACTGCTTGGCCCGATTCGGAGGTCGATCCGAAGGCCAAAGGGGTCGCGACTGCCGGAATAAATGCCTGCCCTCCCTCGGCGTAGGCACCGAAAGCCATCGGAGCTCCGAGCGCAGGAGTGAGCGCCTCCCCGGCCTGAGCGAAGGGGCCGAAATCGCAGGAAAAGGAAACTGCCGGAGGCGGCGAGAGACCGAGCAAGGACAGAGGATGCCCTTTGGCTCCAAGTTTTGTTTTGAAAAAGAGGATGGCCATTAGTTCATCGCCACGACTTCCATGTCCTGAACGGTCATGGTCTCTGCGGTGGATCCCGAGCGAAGAGCCTGGATGCTCAGGATATTCGCGGCCGTGAGGTCGCAGGCGCCCGAAACGACGGCGGCCGAGGCCGGGATGAGAATTGGCTGCGAGGTTGAGGCGATAACGGCCGGGTTGAAATGCGCCTTACCGGTGACGAAGAGCGTTCCGGCCGAGCCGAGCGATCGAGCATGTGCGAAGAGTTCGATCATGAATGAGATGTTCGTCTGTGAAGCAATCAGCGCGATCGCAGCTGAGGAAACAAGAAGTATGCCCGTCGCGTCGGCGCCCGAGCCGTAATAGGCCCCGAGCGTGAGGTTTCCAGGCGTCGCGCCCGTGGTGATCTTGCCAAAAAGGCGAATGCGAATCTTCTTGCCGATGCGCACGAAATATTGGCCGCCGAGAACTGGAAATGCCGAGGGGGTGTAGAGGGCCTTGTTCGTCGTCGACAGCGTGACGGCTCCTTGGTCTGCCGCCATGAAGGGCTCGCGGAGGTCGTTATAGAAAAGTCCATCGGCCACAATCGCCCCCTATTGAAGCTGCAGGACGCCATTGGCGCCATCGAGGTTAGCGTCGAAAGTGCCGCCAACCGGAACGCTTATCGAAGAGCCATAATCCCACCATCCGATGAGGTTTTTGCTCGCGGCCGTGTTGTTATAGAGGACGGCATAGCGGAAGGGGCCGAAGCCGGCGCCCGAGCCGGTCCAGGTCGCAGGCTTGACAAGGATGAGCTTGTAGAGCCCCGCTGCCTGCGAGGATGAGGTGAGCGCGCAGGCATTCCCGCCAGCCGTATATCCGTTGCCTGCGGCGATCTCGGTGATATCCGTCTTGACGGCGTTGCCTGCAGCAGGCGCGGTATTTGAGAGCATGATATACAGCGAATCAGCGCCGAGGTTGTGGACCTTGTTCGCCACATCGGAAACGAAGCAGTTGAACTTGTTAAATGCCGCCATGGTTTATCATCCTCTCTCAATACCGGCCATAACCGGGCCTGAGTGGATCGGGGCCGTTGTCGCGGATGACGCGGGCGCTTTGGAGACCGCCTGCAGGCCGGTAGAGCCCCGCGAGCAGCTTATTAAGCACATCGAAAATTGAAGGGGGAATGGGCCGCAGATTCGGACTCTCTTCCTGGTAGTCTTTCTCGATCGACCCGGTGACCTTCTTCGTGATCTTCCCGAGTGGATCGCGGTCTTGGTGAAGCGTCGTCCCTTGTGAAGCGAGATATGCGGCCTCGGCGCAGGCCTCCTGCAGGACCGCGGGAATGCCGACGATGTCGAAGCCATCGGGGTCGCGAAGTGGAATGAATGAAGTCGGCGGGAACCCAGAACTCGGGAGAGGCCGGCCTGAATTGCGCGGCCATTTCAACCCCTGGGTCTGCGAGTTCTTGCGGCCGTACCACGGAAAGGTTGAATCGATGAATGCGGTGCACTGGATAATCGCGACGGCTTTCGGGTCGTCATCGAGGCCATCCCATGCCGAATACCCATGCGCGAGGGCATAGGCGTCGACGTAGGATGCGGCGAAGTAGGAATTCGCATTCGCGATCCCCGTTCCGTCTTCGATTATCAGGGTGACCGCCACCTATCGCTCCTCGCTCGGCTTGTCCATGATTTAGGCCTTCGTGGCTTCCGCTACCGCCTCGGCGAGCCGGGCGGAGCTCCATCGAGCGAGGACGGAGGGCGCGGCGATCTTGAGTTTCGCGGCCTCAGCCACGAGCTTGTCTTTGCTGGGGGCCTTCGCTTCGGCGCCTTCCTCGCCCCCTGCGCTCTCCTCAGCCTCCCCGCCGTCGGTGGCCTCGTTTTCCACGAAGAGGTCGTGCTGGTCCGGGTCGTAATCGGACTCGTTGATGACGATATAGCCGAAATCGTTCCCCGCTACTTTCTCGGTCTTGATCTTGACGGTATTGCAGCTATCCATATCAGGCTCCTTGATTGCGAATTAAGCCCGGCCTCGTTTCTGAGGCCGGGCGCGGCGTTTAGCCGAGGAGGATCTGGACGAAATCGGGCTTGACGACGGCGCAGCCCCAGGCGAGGGCGACCTCGTACTTGACCCGCTTGTAGAGCCGGTAGAGGGAGACCTGGAACGTGAGGCCCGAGATCGGGTCGGTGATGTAGGTCACGTCGTCGGCCATGTCGCCGCCGTCCGGGAGCGCCGGCGCGCGGGCGAGAAG